GGGTTTGCCATTGTTGATCTCCTTACCATTCTTTTCTGTCGCCGAGCTTAGCGGCGTAGTTGTAACCTGCTGAGTAGGCGTGGATTTCTTCTAGTGTCATGTTTTTCTTTTCGACCTTGTCTGATTGATACGTTTTGCCGACGTAGTAGTGCGGCTCGTATCCGCGCCCGTAGTAGTAGTCAGCGCCGCCTCGGTCGTATGGTCCGCCGTGGCGCGTGTCGTATTTGGTTGCTTCGGTAATCATGATGTACTCCTTGTGGATGTGGGGCGACCGAAGCCGCCCCGTGGTGATTAGTTGTCGATCTGCTCGATGAGCTCGAACATCTGTTCGAACATGTCGGCTGCCATTTCGATCCGACCTGCGTTGAGCATCAGCAGGGCGAACTCAAGTTTGAACTTGAGCCGCTCACCGATTGGCTGATCGTCTGGTGTGTCGACCTTTGCGACGTTTACTTCAACAACTGTAGGCATTGTCTGTCTCCTTATTCATTTGCTGCATTAGCTATTTCTTGCCAACTTACGTGATCAAGAACTTGATCTAATAGGTCGCTCGCTAAGCCGTTGACCATTGCAGAGTCGAGACAATCTTCAACGTAACAACGGGCTTGTTCCGTGGTTATTTCCTCACCTGCTGTGTCCCTTACATATTCCGCTAAGCTGTCGCCTAGCCAAAGATTGACGATCCATGTTTCTCGATTGGTCCATCCATTGTGCGTCATTGTCTGTCTCCTTATTTAATACGTGGTAGGTTGCGGATTGGGCTGTTGTAGCCGTCGTCGATGTGGGCCACGATCTTCATAAACCCACCTGACTTACGTTCCCACTCTCGGATGAATGTGCCTGCATCGCAGTCCTCCTCCAGGTAGAGCCACTCGCCATCGCGATAGCTGAAGGCTGAGAAGTCTTCGGGTGTGAGATCGATATCGAGTAGGTCAAGTGCGTGGACCTTGAGCCAACCGTGGCCTGCATCGTAATGAAACTTGAACTTACGCATCGTCTTCGTGCTCCTGTGCTTGGTGCTTGTAGTATATGTTGGCGTGTCGTGATGCCGACTTGATAGTTTCTTCAACTTCGCGACGTAGCTCGTTGTAGCGCCAGTCGTCATCTCCCTTGTTTTTGAGAAGCTTGAGTATGAGCTCCAGGTCTCGATAGGTCATCGTGACCGAGATCGGCATCTTCGTATTTCATGTAACTTACTCCTAGTTGATACAAATCTGCGCAGCGACAGGGGTCGCCCCGCAACGGCTGTTCAACAAGCAGAAGGTTGTCAACGGGGTCGCAAAGCGACCGGAGTGTTGACATGTGGCTTTTGATCTATGATCAAAAACACATTTCGACACGTAGGCTTGCCCCTTTACAAAGTCTGCGTGTTAAGCCGGAGGCGCGGGGCGACTCATGTTGATGAGTAGATGTATTGTGTGTTCAGATGGACAAACCGGAGCGAACGCATGGAGCGGTGCAGCTTTTGCTTGCAAAAGTGCATAGCGTAATGCGGGCGCCTCGGCCAGATGAATACATGCAAAATTCGAAGCTGAAGAATTGTGATCACGACATGCGCGACGTCTTCGACCCCACGTTGGTTGTGATCACTATTCTGCAGCGCGGTGCAGCCAGGACCTGGCCGTGGTTCAGTGGGCGACTAGCCCACAGCCGGGGTTTGGGGGCGGCGTTACGCCCCCAAGCGTCAGGGATACTCACCCGCAGGGCCGAGACAACTTGTTGGCTTGGTTCATGAGTAGCCCGCCCGGACGCCAAGAACCTTGGGCCAAGACACAAGGTGCAAGAACCTTGGACTCTGTCTCTGTTGTAGGGGTTACTCCAGCCTAGCAACACTGACATTGGCCGCGCCACGCCGAGGGGGGACCCCCCTTTTTGGCCCCCCGGTCTGTGGTCTGCGCCCTATATTGTTGGTTTCATAAAATCATTCGGAGGTATTTTCATTGGACCACAAGTAGCCAACAAGTGGGGGAGGGGGCTAATTTGACTTAGCTAAGTTAGCTAAAAACCCTGCTCCAAAAATCGCGCGTATATTTTCGTTCCGGTTTTTGTTACCATGGTCCAATGTGGACGGCACTTTTGCTGATATGCACGGCGGGAACGTCTGATTGCCAAGCGATTGCTGCTCCTCGGTCTTTTGATTCGAGGGACGAGTGCCTATATACGTTGATGACTTTGTACGCTCCGGACGCGATGGCGAACCTTCCTCCGATGTACGAGGTCCGAGATGCGGCTTGCTTTGGATGGGGTGACAGAATTGCTGACACGCGAGGATCTTCCTAAAGACCCATATGACCGAGGACCACGGACCACGGATCTCCCCTTGTCGTCCAATCCCCTATGGCTTATGCTTGCCTTGTTTTTACGTGGAGGTAAGCATGACTGTAATACGGATGAAGGGCGATCCTGATTTCTCGGTTCACAACGCGCGGGCGACGGAGTCGGCGGCGCAGGAGCTGCAGGATTTCTTTGCTGATTATGAGGCTTTGGCTGCTCAGCGTGCTGATGTTAGCCGTGACATGTCTGATCTTTTGACTGTGATGAAGTCAAAGGGTTTTGATGTGAAGGCGTTGCGTCGTGCTTTGGCTGATCGCAAGCGTGATGCGGAGGAGCTGCGCTTGGAGAAAGAGGCGGCTCAGATGTATATGGATTTGCTGAGATAATTCGGTATAGTCCCCTGTAATGACCATAGTTACGGGGGGCATACGTTTGCCCGGTTCGAACAGGGGAACAGGCCGGATAGGCGAGTTCTTCGCTGCATATTTGCTAGAGAAGCATGGGGTTGAGTGTCACCACGTGGACCGTGAGGGTTCTGATTTGTGGTGCAAGGTCCGAGATTCGATAATCAGTAAAGGCTGCCACTCGGATACGTGCTGGGGGTGGTGGGCCTGCGGTTCGAGTTCCGAGGTACAATTTCAATACGAGCAAGGCGCCTGACGCGGACTGGTATTGTTTTGTGGCGGTAGATGTGGAGTTATTGTTGATGCGGCCTGCGTCTTCGGTGACGGTGAAGCACACGGCTATTGGTCCGGAGTGTTTTACTGCGGAGGCGCAGGCGCAAAGCATTGAGGAATTTTTGAATAGCTGTTAGAGTGCGTTGGAACTTGAACCTCGGACCTTTTATTCATGGCCCTCGCTCCTCGGACCTCTCGTGTACCTGAACCCCGCCCTTCTGTTCTGACTCCGGAACAGCGTCGTGCGGATGCTATGCGTATGGCAGAAGAGTTTGCGGCACTGGAAGCACGTGCGGACATCGACCCGTACTTGCGGGATAACGCGTTGCGTCGTTTGGGGTATCGCAGTTTGGGTGGATTGCGCGGCGTGGACTTCGAGCCGGGCGGTTCTTCTGGTTATCCCAGTACTCGCGGCTCGTATACGCCGGAAGATCGCAAGATTCGTATGGGTGGTATTTTCTTTTCAGACCCTGTCATGGCGCATGAGTCGGGTCATGCGGGTGTAGATTTCGTAAACGAAGCGATCCGAAACAACCCAGAGCTATTGCAGGCCTTTCGAGATCGGGGACTAGACACCAATCGTATGGGCTATGGTTTTGAGGAGGCATTGATTGAGCTTGGCGACGATCCAAGCGATACGTGGAATTTGCCTTCTAATCGCCAGGATTGGCTGTTTCCAGACCCTGTAGCTACGATTGAGTCGACTATCGAATACCTTCCAGAAGAGGGTACAGAAAATCGAGATCGCGTCGAGCGGATGAACGCGGCTATGCAGCAGGTTGCGGAGGACGAGCTTCGCCGCCAGGGTGAGCCGCCAAGAGCCGAGATGCGAGAGCCGGGTCCTGAGAGTGCCTTTTACAGAGAACCTGATGCCCAAAGTGGTATCGGTACATTGTTCCGGAGTTTGTTTGGTGGCTGAACGCTGCTTGTTTTGTCACTCGGACCGTGGCACGGTGTACGTGCATGGTCACTCACAATGTGTTAATTGTGGTGTGAACGTTGATCCTTGCTGCAGCGGAGAAGTTTGCGAGGAGCTGCCTCCAGCCAAAGAAGAGGAAGAAGAGACATGAATTATTACGAACTCGCGGACATGTACGCTGAGGAGTATGGGTTGGACCCTGCGATTTTCCGTCGGATGATCATGCAGGAGAGCTCTTTTAATCCTGACGCTGTAAGCCCTGATGAAGCTGCTGGTTTGGCGCAGATTATTCCAAGCACGGCGCGGCAGCCTGGTTACGGTGTGGATCCGATCGGTTTGGAAGAGCGGTTTGACCCGGATGCGTCGTTGCGGTTCGGGGCGCAGTATTTGCGGGCCATGTTGGACGAGTTTGGTGGGGACTATGAGCTGGCATTGGCTGCATACAATGCGGGGCCTGGCGCAGTCGAAACGGCGGGTGGTGTCCCTGAGTTCCGTGAGACACAGGAATATGTGCAAAATATCCTTGGTCCTGATGCTGCGCGCTCAATGCGCGTAGATGCGGATGCTGCGCGCTCAATGCGCGTAGATGCGAACGACCCGGCTGTGCAGGATTTGGTTGAGCAGGGCGTAGATCTGCCTTTGGCCGTTGCTGCGATTGAGCGGAGCCGCATGCCTGAAACTGAAGAAGCTGTAGTCGAAGAAGCTTCTGCTCGCCGTCCGTCTCCGATGGGTCTTTTGTCCCTTGCTGGCCAACTTGGCGCTGCACCTCGGTTCCCTTCGAGCTTGCCCACAACCACTATGCGTGGTAGAGGTGGTTCAGGAACAAGTGCAATAGGCCGGTTGGGAGCCAGACCCTTGGCATGAGTATAAAATACGAGCCGATTCAGTTAGAGAACATCCGCGACGTAATTGCCCTTGGGCAGAAGATGCACCAAGAGAGCGCCTATGCGGACATGCCATTTGATATAGAGATGGCGGCGCAGAACATCTTTGATCGCATTATCAAGTCGGACTATGGGTTCGGCTTGATTGCGTATAAAGACACTAATCCTGTCGGTCTGTTTGCGGGGGCCTTGGCGACGCATTATTTTGGCCCTGCCTTCTTTGCGCATGACTTTGCCTGGTATGTTACGCCCAAGCAGCGAGGTTCGAGTATCGCGATTCGGATGCTGAAGAAGTTTGAGAAGTGGGCCAAGGACAAAGGTGCGTTGGAGATCCATCTTGGTGTGACGACGGGTGTATCCCCTGACAAGACTGCGAAGATGTTTGAGCGGATGGGGTACAAGTATGTTGGCAAGAATTATACGTTGAAGCTATGAGCAGTGCGCTAGAGGCGATACCTGACGAAGTTTTGCGGGAGATGCTTGCTCTTACGGAGGCAAAGCGGAAGCTGGACCTGCGTGAAGAGGCTTCTAATAAGTTCATGCCTTTTGCTCATCACGTGTATGAGAACTTTATTGAGGGCAACCACCATCGGATTATTGCTGAGAAGCTCGAGCGCGTGGCGCGAGGTGAGTTGAAGCGTTTGATTATCAACATGCCGCCGCGTCATTCGAAGTCTGAGTTTGCTTCGTTTTTGATGCCAGCTTGGTTTTTGGGCCGCAATCCAAAGCTAAAGATTATTCAGGCCACACACAACACGGAGCTCGCGGTACGATTTGGTCGTAAGGTGCGGGATTTGATTGATGACCCAGCCTACAAGGAAATCTTTCCGAACACCGTTCTTAAAGAAGATAACAAGGGAGCAGGCAAGTGGGGCACCGACAAAGGCGGCGAGTATTTCGCTGCTGGTGTTGGCGCTGCCGTTACTGGCCGTGGTGCTGACCTCTTCATTATTGACGACCCCCACTCGGAACAGGACGCGCTGAGCGAGACTGCGTTCGATCACGCGTATGAGTGGTACACTTCTGGTCCTCGACAGCGTTTGCAGCCTGGTGGTGCGATCATTTTGGTTATGACACGCTGGGGTAAGAAGGATTTGACGGGTCGATTGTTGCAGGCGCAATCATCTGATCCCATGGCAGACCAGTGGGAAGTCGTTGAATTTCCAGCAATTTTGCCGTCTGGTAACCCGTTATGGCCTGAGTTTTGGGAAAAAGACGCTCTGCTTTCGATCAAAGCCTCGCTTCCTGTGGGCAAGTGGTCGGCTCAGTGGCAGCAGCAGCCGACGGCTACAGAGTCGGCGATTGTAAAGCGCGAGTGGTGGAAGCTGTGGGAGAAGGAAGACATCCCACCAGTGAAGTATGTTTTGCAGGCATACGATACTGCGTTCTCGAAGAAAGAGACGGCTGACTACTCTGCGATTACGACGTGGGGAATATTCGAACCCGAAGAGGGCGGAAAAGAAAATATTATTCTGCTGGACGCGCAGCGTGGGCGGTGGAGCTTTCCTGAGTTGAAAGAGGTTGCCTACGAGGAGTGCGAATACTGGGAGCCCGACATGGTCATCGTGGAAAAGAAAGCCACGGGTGGCCCGCTTTTGGATGAGATGAGGGCGCGTGGTATTCCTGCGCTGGGCTTCTCGCCGGGTAGACGTGCGGGCGGAGGTGGTATAGACAAGACCACACGGATGCACATGGTATCTCCGCTGTTTGAGGCGGGAATGGTGTGGGCTCCGGCTGATAAAAAGTTTGCCGATGAGGTCATCGAGGAAGTCGCTTCATTTCCTAATGGAGAACATGACGATTTTTGTGATAGTATGACCTTGGCTTTGATGCGTTTCCGCCAGGGTGGACTTGTATCGATTCACGAAGAAGAGGAACCAGAAGACTTTGTTCCTCGTAAACGGGAGTATTACTAATGGCACTGCCTCCTCGCCCTATGGGTTCTTTGGTAGACTCTGCTATGACTCCGGGGGATGTTCCCCCTGAGCTTCAGGGTATGGACGTTGACGTTCAAGAGCCTATTGATTTCGAAGGCGGGGCAGAGGTCATCGACCAGGGTGACGGGTCTGCGATCGTTCAAGCAATGGCTGACGTGCTGGAGATGGAGGGCATCGGTAATGCTCTCATTCCTCACGACGCAAACCTGGCTGAGTTTCTGGATGACGCAGTTCTGGGAGAGATTTCTAATGATCTCTCTGGTGCGTTTGAGGACGACTTAGAATCAAGGTCCGAGTGGGAAGACACATACGTCAAAGGCCTGGAGCTTTTGGGTGTACGTGTTGAGGACCGCACGGAACCGTTCGAAGGTGCGTCTGGGGTTACGCACCCGCTGATCTCTGAGAGTGTAACGCAGTTCCAGGCTCAGGCTTACAAAGAGCTTCTGCCTGCAGGCGGCCCTGTAAACACCCGCATTGTTGGCGTAGAGAACAGAGAGACCGAGGCGCAAGCCAAGCGGGTCAAGGACTATCTCAACTATCTGATTACGGATCGGATGGACGAGTATGATCCAGACATGGATCAGATGTTGTTCTACTTGCCGCTCTCTGGTTCTACGTTCAAAAAAGTATACTTCGACGAAACCAAGGGGCGCCCGGTTTCGAAGTTTGTTCCTGCTCAGGATGTGGTTGTCCCGTACACTGCGAGTGATTTGTTTACGGCCTCTCGGATCACGCACGTCTTGAAGATGTCGGACAATGAGGTTCGCAAGCTTCAGGTTTCAGGTTTCTACCGCGACATTGACTTGCCGATGGCGGGAGATGACGAAGAGAACGAGGTCCGCGAAAAGGTAGACCAGCTTCAGGGTACATCGAAGTCGTACACCGACGACGTTCGTACCATTCTTGAAATGCATGTCGAACTCGACATTGAGGGTTTTGAGGACGTAGATGCAGAGGGTGAGCCCACTGGCATCAAGCTTCCTTACATCGTCACGTTGGACAAAGACAGTGGGATGATTCTTGCGATCCGCCGCAACTTTGCGGAGATGGATCCGTTGAAGCGCGCAATCCCATATTTCGTCCACTACAAATTCATGCCGGGTCTAGGCTTCTATGGTTTTGGTCTGACCCACATGATTGGGGGCCTTGGTCGTGCTGCCACGAGCATCCTGCGTCAGCTCATCGACGCGGGTACTCTGGCTAATCTCCCAGCCGGCTTTAAGGCCCGTGGTGTGCGCGTTCGTAATGACGACGAACCGCTGCAACCGGGCGAGTGGCGGGACATTGATGCACCTGGGGGCAGCATTCGGGATTCGATTATCCCGCTGCCCTACAAGGAACCTTCGGCGACATTGGCACAACTTCTCGGCGCGCTTGTCGAGGGTGGTCGTCGTTTTGTTTCTGTGGCTGATCAGCAGGTCAGCAACATGAACCAAGAAATGCCAGTTGGTACGACTGTGGCGATGCTTGAGCGTGGCATGAAGGTCATGTCTGCGATTCACAAGCGTTTGCACTATGCGCAGAAAAACGAGTTCAAGATTCTGGCTCGGGTCGTGGCGCAGTACATGGGGCCCTCCTATCCGTACATGGTGGAGAGCGGCACTCCAGAAGTGATGGAAACCGACTTTGATGGTCGCGTGGACATCATCCCTGTTTCTGATCCAAACATCTTCTCGATGGCCCAGCGCGTGTCGTTGGCTCAGACGCAGTTGCAGTTGGC